GTAGACCGGTAACAAGAGCAACAGCAATTCCAATACCAGGCGTACCACTAGTAGGTGGTACATCATTAGCAATAGGTGATTTTCATGCAGGTCATATTTGTGTGCCTATCTTATCAACTTATCATGCAACTCCATTTATATCAGGTTCTCCTAATGTATTTACTAATGGTCAACCGACTGTTAGATTCGGTGATAAGACAGCATGCACAGATACAGCAGTACCATTACAAGGTAGTGTATTTGTAAATGGAAAACCTATTGCAACAAAAGGTAGTCCTACATCAGGTCATTTACCATGTTTTCACCCCACAGTAATTGCACATGGTTCTCCTAATGTATTTGCGGCTCAAGGTGGTTTATAATGCCAGAAGTTACAGAAAATGGTATTACCTTTTTTAGAACTAGCGACTTAGATTCTTTTCGTACAATAACTACAACTGGTGTAGATGAAGATACGACAGTCAATATTGCTTTTACAGGCACAACTGTTTCACTAAATTTTGATAAAACTAAAATAAAAGACCCAGATGTAGATTTTAATACTGAAACATCTTTATTTCAATATGTGTTAGATGATTATTTAGAAAATAATCCAGGCACTATAAATAATGTTATACAATCATATGTAGGACAATATTTTAGTGATACAGTAGAAAATCAAACGACACTTGAGGATTAAAAATGGCAATAACAAAAAGAAGTGCTAAAGGAACAGCATTAACTCATACTGAATTGGATGCTAACTTCACACATTTAGGTGGAGATGGTACATATGTAATGCCAACAACTGATGGCACAAGTGGACAAGTTATGTCCACAAATGGTAGTGGTCAAGTTTCATTTACAACATTAACAGGTGTAACTGCTACAATTGCAAATGCATATCCTGTAGGTTCAATTTATATGAATTGTAGTAATGCAACAAATCCAGCAACACTATTAGGATTTGGTACATGGTCATCTTTCGGTGCAGGTCGTGTTCTTATAGGTATTGATTCTTCAGATACAGACTTTGATACGGCAGAAGAAACAGGTGGGTCTAAAACACATACATTATCTATTGCTGAATTACCAGCTCATACTCATACAATTTCAGGAAATATTTCAAGAAGTGGACACTCTTATGAGAATCATCAATATAATTCTAGATTAGCTGGAGAGAACTATGATGTTAATCCTACTGTATCAAATACAGGTAGTGGAAGCGCTCATAATAATGTTCAACCATATATTGTTGTCTATATGTGGAAAAGAACAGCCTAGTCTGTATAAATAGTTAGCGTTATGCCAAAATGGGACGCTACAAATACAAACGAATCTAATAGAACTAGTAGGACTTTCAAGGACCTAGATTTAGACTTTGGTTTAAATTCAGTAACTAAAGATGTAAATAAACTTACAGACGCTGAAGCTATTAAGAGAAGTGTACGAAACTTAATTAATACTAATAATTATGAGAGACCATTTAGGCCAGAGATTGGTTCTGGTATCAGAGGTTTATTATTTGAACCTATGACAGAATTAACATCACACTTTATGCAACTTAAAATTGCAGAGGTATTGAATGAATATGAACCTAGAATATCTTTAAGTGATATTGTAATTAATAATCAAGAAGATAAAAATGCTTATGGAGTTAGTATTCATTTTATAATAAAAGGTTCACAAGAACCAGTAATAGTAGACACATTTTTAGAGAGATTAAGATAAAATGGCAAATGCAATTAGTAATAGACTAGATGTTTCTGAATTAGACTATGATGGTATAAGAGACAATCTAAAAACATTCTTACAAAATCAAGCAGAATTTTCAGACTATGATTTTGAAGGTTCAGGTATGTCAGTATTGTTAGACTTGTTAGCATACAATACACATTACCTATCATTTAATGCCAACATGTTATCAAACGAATTATATCTTGATAGTGCAGACATTCGTAAAAATGTTGTTGCATTAGCAAGACAGTTAGGCTATACGCCTACATCAGTTACATCACCATTAGCAACTATTGATATAACTCTTAATAATGTTCCTACAACTGTTGCTTCAGTTACAATGGCAAAAGGAACTACCTTTACTACTGTTATTGACCGAATAACTTATACCTTTTTAACAAATGAAGATATTACAATGCAACCAACTGATGGTGTTTATAAGTTTTCAAATGTATCAATTTATGAAGGAACAAATGTTAATTTTCAATACACAGTAGATTCTTCAGATGTAGACCAAAAATTTATTATACCAAGTAATTTAGCAGATACAAATTTATTAACAGTTAAAGTACAAAACTCATCTACTGATACAACAACAAATACATATACAAAATCTCAAACACTAACAGAGTTAGATTCAACATCAAAAGTTTATTTCTTACAAGAATGTGATGATGGCAGATTTGAAGTTTATTTTGGTGATGGTGTTTTAGGTAAATCAGTAACAGATGGCAACATTATAATTTTAGAATATATTGTAACTAATAAGGATGCAGCTAATGGTGCTTCATCATTTAGTTTAGGTGGCACAGTAGGTGGATTTACAGATGTTTCAATTTCAACTGTATCTACAGCACAAGGCGGAAGTATTGCACAAGGTAATAACTCAATTAGATTTAATGCACCTCTACAATATCAATCACAAAATAGAGCAGTTACAGTTAAAGACTATGAAACTTTAACACAAACTTTTTATCCTAATGCAGAATCAATAAGTGCATATGGTGGAGAGGATGCTGAAACTCCTGTTTATGGTTCAGTTTATATTGGTATTGTTCCAAAATCAGGTTCAACTTTAACAGAGGCAACAAAACAAAATATTGTAGATAACTTAAAAAAATATAATGTTGCTTCAGTAACACCTGTAATTGTAACACCGGAAACAACTTCTATAATCTTAACATCAAATGTTAAGTATAATCAAAATGCAACAACTAAAACAGGTGATACAATAAGGTCAAATGTTATAGCTACACTTTCAACTTATAGTACAACTAATTTACAAAAATTTGAAGGTCTATTTAGATACTCACAATTAATGCAAGATATAGATGATACAGATACATCCATATTATCAAATATAACAACTTTAAAAATTAGAAAAGATTTTACACCTACAATAGATAGTGCAATAACATATCAAGTTTATTTTAGAAATGCATTATACAATCCTCATTCAGGTCATAATACAAGTGCAGGTGGTATTTTAGAATCAACAGGATTTAAAATACAAGGTAGTGATAACGAAATGTTTTTAAATGATGATGGCCAAGGAAATATTAGAATGTTTTATTTAGTAAGTGGTGTTAAGACTTATGAAAATAATACACAAGGTATAATTAATTATACAACAGGACAAATTACTTTAACATCATTAAATATTGCTTCAATATCAAATATTAGAGGTAGTGCTTCAACTGTTATAGAACTTACAGTTAAACCAAATTCAAATGATGTTATACCAGTAAGAGACCAAATATTACAAATAGATGTTGCTAATTCACAAGTAACAGTAGAGACAGATTCTTTTGCAAGTGGTACATCAGATGGTGGAACAACTTATACAACCACATCTAGTTACTAATGGCAAAATTTAATAATAAATTATCTACATTAATAAAACATCAGGCCCCTGATTTTGTTTTAGATGAACATCCTAAATTTTTAGAATTTATAAAACAATATTATACATTCATGGAATCGGCAGAAATTTCTGTAACAAGTGTTGAAACAACTGATGGTGTACTATTAGAAAGTGAAACAGATTTACATCCAAATAAATTAATATTAGACGCTTCTCATATTTCATCAGGCAATACACAAGAAGGTTCTGGTGATAAAGTATTACAAGAATCATCATCTTTTGGTAAGTTTGAAAAAGGTGAAATTATAACAGGTTCTACATCAGGTGCAACAGCAACTATTCTTGTAGAAGATTTAAGTAATGGTAAACTTTTTATTTCAGCACAAGATAAATTTGTAGATGGTGAAACTATTGTAGGTGCAACATCAACAGCAAGTGCAATACTAGATAATTATAGAGCTAATCCTGTACAGAACATTCAACAACTTACAAACTTCAGAGACCCAGATAAAGTTTTATCAAACTTCTTAACAAAATTTAGAAATGAATTTATGGCAACATTGCCTGAAAAATTAGATGATAATATTAATAAAAGAAATTTAATAAAAAATATTCGTTCAGTTTATCTTGCAAAAGGTACTGCTAAAGCAAATGAAGTATTTTTTAAAATGTTATTTAATGAAAACTCTGAAACAATTTATCCTAGAGAAAATATGCTTAGAGTGTCAGACGGAAAGTTTGATAGTAAAAAAATATTAAGAGCAGTATCAACAGTAGGAACTCCAAATGATTTAATTGGCAGAACAATCACAGGTGTTACATCAGAAGCTACTGCTGTTGTAGAAACAATAAACACATTTAATATTGCTGGTGTTAATACAACAGAATTTATTTTAAATGAAGATACAATAACAGGAACTTTTACTGCTGATGAAACTATACAAGGAACATCATCAGATACAGATGATAC